CCAAATAAAAAAACATGGCTGCCTAGTGTGAAAGAGGTTTTCGACGCATGCGAGGCCGCTGTCGAGGTCACCGTCCAGCATGAGGCGCGGCTGAAGCGGATAAAAGAGCAGATGGAGTCTCGGGAGCGTGAGGACAGGGGCGAGAGGCCAACGCTGGATCAATTGAAAGAACGGTTTGGCGACAATTGGGGAATTGAAGAACCCATCAAACGTAAGGTGGATGTTGTTAAGACTCCTACTGTGGAACAGCTTCGGCATCACTATCAGCACTACAATTTGGAATTTAAGCCAAAATCGGACGAGGAACAATTATGATCGGGGCATCCGTGAAATCCAAAAACATCCGCCGGACTGGAATCCCCGCAAGCAGGAAAGTCTTTCCTAATCCGGAATACCCTTCAATCGAAATCCATGGCTCCCCGACGCCTGAGCGGCTCCGGCTGGCAGGAAATGATTTCGCTTTGGGCGGTGAGGATCGGGGCATCAAGACCTATACGATGCGAGACAGCCCGCTCGATCGCGCCCATAAAAAGGGAATTATCTCCGGCGCCGAGCATTCTGCACTGCAAAAATACCGGCATCATTGGTATCATGCCGGCCAGGCACCAACGATCAGCTCACTCGATCTCGACAGGATATTCTCCGCAGAGCCTAGCAAGCGCGCTGGGATGCCCATGTCCGAATCGCAGGTATATCACGGCCAGGAATGGCGACAGGCTCAGGAATGCCTAGGAATGCGTTCTAGCGCCATCGTAGATCTGTTCGTGTGCCGGGAAGAAAACCTGGAGCAATGCGGGCAGGCAATCGGATGGAACAGCAAGCCACAGGCCATTGCGGGAGCGGCTGAGCTGGTGAAGGATGCGGGATACAGATTAGCAAAGCTTTGGGGGATCGGCTGATGGATCTTGTGGAACAGGTTGCAAGAGCAATTTGGGAGAAGCGCCGCGAATGTGCAAAGCTCCATGGTATTGATTTGGAAGATTGGGGAGATGGGAGTTTTCCACGAGCCAATCACGTGCTGGAAGAAGCCAAGGTCGCTATTGACTTGTTAAACCAAATCAACGCAAATCAGGCAGGTTCGTAAATTGCGCCCGCCAGCTTTGATTAGCTCGGCGGGTTTTTGATTCAAAATCAGAGAAATCAGAATGCCACGTGGCGGACGCCGACAGGGCGCAGGCCGTAAACCTGGCGCCGCGATCAAGAGGACCAGAGCAGCGGCTGAGCTTATCCTCGCTTCTGGGACAACTCCGCTTGGCTATTTCCAAGGGCTGCTTGAGGGAACTATGGCCTTTGATGAGGTCAAGTTCGAAGCAGCCAAAGCCGCGGCGCCTTATGTGCATGCACGACTGGCTGCCGTGGAACACTCTGGTAATATCGGGGTCAAGCGCGCTACCGAAGTGAGCGACGATGAACTTGCGAATATCGCCTCAGGAAGCAGCGAAGGAACTGCTGAAGCGCCGATCGATCCGGCGCAGCTTAACTGAGTTTGCCCGGCTTTGCGGCTTTGAGCCGGCGAGACACCATGCTCTTCTGATTGATGCACTGGAGGCTGTAGAGCGGGGAGATTTGCCTAAGCTTGCGGTGTTCATGCCGCCTGGCTCTGCCAAGTCCACTTACGCCAGCATATTGTTCCCGCCGTGGTTGATGCAGAGGCAGCCAAAGGCTAATGTTCTAGCGGCTTCGCATACGACTGAGCTGGCTGAGAAATGGGGCCGCAGGGTCAGGAACATCGTCAATGAGCATTCAATCACGCTCGGGATTACGCCGGACCCGCTCAGCCAAGCCGCTGGGCGCTGGGCGCTCACTTCTGGCGCTGAGTATTATGCTGCTGGTGTCGGCACTGGTATTGCTGGCTTCCGTGCTAAATACGGTCTCATTGATGATCCTATTCGATCTCGGCAAGACGCCGACAGCGAACTTATTCGCGACCGTATCTGGGACTGGTATATTAATGATTTCCGCACTCGGCTTGTCCCTGGTGCTGCTGAAGTGCTTATCCAAACTCGTTGGCACGAAGACGACCTAGCCGGCCGCGCACTCAACCATTCCAAATGGCACGTCATATCGCTTCCGGCGATCGCTGAGGCCAATGACCAGCTCGGCCGCGAGATTGGCGAACCATTGTGGGGTGACGACTCCTACGGCTACGGAGAGCAGCTACAGGATCTTCGCGGCAGTACGCCGGCCCGAACATGGTCAGCGCTATACCAACAACGCCCAGCCCCTGAAGAGGGCGACTATTTCAAATCAGAATGGTTGAGACCGTATGACAGAGCACCAGCCCGCGAAACAATGCGAATTTATGGCGGGTCAGATTATGCAGTTACAGCGGATGGGGGAGACTTCACCGTCCACGCTGTTGTGGGTGTTGACCCCGAAGGCCGAATGTACCTGCTTGACCTGTGGCGCGGTCAGTCAGCTTCGGATCGCTGGGTCGAATCTCTCTGCGATCTTGTCAAAGAATGGAAACCCATCGCATGGGCCGAAGAGCAAGGCCAAATTAGATCTGGCGTTGGCCCGTTCCTGGAGCGTCGCTTAAGGGAGCGAAAGGCTTATGTCGCAAGAGAGCAGTTCCCGACCCGAGGGGACAAGGCCGTCCGAGCTCAGTCCATTAGAGGTCGAATGGCGCTTGAAGGGCTTTACGTTCCAATTAACGCCAGTTGGTATCCCGACTTGCGAAGCGAACTACTCAGCTTCCCGGCCGGTAAGTTCGATGACCAAGTCGATGCTCTCGGGCTCGTTGGCCAGCTCCTTGACAAAATGATGAACGGCATCAAGCCAAAGCCGCTTGTGCCTGCGCATCGTGACCGCTGGGACAAGGTGTTCGGCGAGACGCAGCAAAATAATTGGAAAACGGCATGAACGGGAAGTATAGCAATGCCTAAAATTTCGAGAGAACAGGCAAAAGATATGCTGGAACAAACTCGTACTTGGGGTGAATTCTCAGATGTGGGCGACATTCTTGATACCGTGCCAGCTCTTCTAAAATTCGATGGTCATAGCGCCGTAGAGATCGACTGGCATGCCGTTGAGGCTTTCGCACAAGAGGTAGCAATCCGCGCTTTAATTGAGGTCTGTGACGATTTGAAGGGGTGGCCAAGTTCCATAGAGGATCGACCGGAATGGCTATCGGTCTGGCATCTCAAGATCGAGAAGTCCGAAGGATGCGAAGCTAAATGATCGCAGAACGCAGAACAGAGGCCGATGACGAAGATGATGGGCAGTTGACGGTAGCTGACCTGTGCAGGATGTTCGAGGAAAGCGAAGAGTCAACCTACGAGGCGCGCATTCTTTCCGAGCGTGATCGCGACTATGTGGATAACATCCAGCTAACCCAGGAAGAAATCACCACGCTGGAAAAGCGCGGTCAGGCGCCGTCGATCGACAACCGCATCAAGACGAAGGTGGACTATCTCGTTGGCTTTGAGAAGCAGCAGCGGATCATGCCCAAGGCATTGCCGCGCACGCCAAAGCACGAGACGGATGCGGACGGGGCAACGCAGGGCTTGCGGTATGTCGCCGAGAGCGAAGATTACAATCAGAAGCGTTCTGCTGTGTGGCGGAACCTGCTCGTCGAGGGGTCGGGCGGGATCAGGGTTTGGGTGGAGCCAAGCAAATACCAGAAGCCGATGGACACACAGCAGATGATGGCGACCAGCGCCATGTCTCCACCGCAGGAAATGGACATCAAGGTCGACTATGTGGCCTGGGACCGGATGTTCGCTGACCCTCACTCGAGCGCTCTCGACTTCTCGGACGGCACTTATAAGGGCCTCGTGATCTGGATGGATTACGACGCTGCGCTGGACAAATACAGCGACAACGAGGACGCGGAATCCATCCTTGACGCCACGATGGACAGTGCGCCATCGGACACTTATGACGACAAGCCGAAGTTCAACCTCTGGGCCGACCGAAAGCGCAAGCGGGTTCGCATCTGCCAGATTTGGGTCAAGCGCGGCGAAGAGTGGTATTTCGCTGAATATACCAAGGGCGGCATACTCAAAGCCGGGCCTTCCCCGTACAAGACGGACAAGGGCGAGAGTGACGACGAACTGATTTTCCATGCCGCTTATCGCAACCGGGACAACGACACTTATGGCCTGGTCCGGGAGATGATCCCGCTGCAGGACGAGATCAACAAGCGGCGGTCCAAGTCGCTGCATCTGCTCAGTGTGTCCCAGACCGTATACGAAGAAGGCGCGGTTGATGATATTGAGAAGTTCCGGTCTGAAAGCGTAAAGCCGGACGGCACGATGAAGGTGTCGCCGGGTGCGCTGGCTGACAAGCGCATCCAGTTCAACACCCGGACCGATCTGGCTGAAGGCCATTTCAAGCTGTTGCAGGAGGCTAAGAACTCGATCGACTTGAAGGGCCCGAACGCTACGGAAATGGGCGACAAGACCGGCGGGTCGAATGCGGCATCGGGTAAGGCCATCATTGCCAGCCAGCAAGGCGGTATGACGCAGATCGGCGACCTGATGGACGGGCTTCGTCATATGGACAAGCAGGTTTACCGCAAAATCTGGAACCGGATTCGCCAGTACTGGACGGCTGAGAAGTGGATCAGGGTCACCGACGACGAGCGCAACATCAAGTGGCTCGGGATGAACGTTGACCCGGCTCAAGTCCAGATGATGGCCCAGCAGAACCCGCAAATGATGCAGAAGATTGCGGGTGTGGTGGCGAGTGTGGCTGAACTCGACTGCGACATCATCCTTGACGCTTCGCCTGATGGCATCACGCCTGCCCTTGAGCAGTTCCAGGCGCTGGTTGAGCTGAAGAAGTTCGATGCCAACAATGAGTTGCCGTTCCGGGCGATCATGCGGGCTGCCCCGAACCTCAAGGACAAGGACAAGATCCTCGACGAGATGGACAAGGCCCAGCAGGGCGGCGCTCAGGAGGCTCAGGAGGCCAAGGCCATCCAGAAGGCTGGAATGGTAGCCGAGGTCAAGGAGAAGGAATCCAAGGCCGTACTGAACCTCGCCAATGCCCAAGCAGCGGGGATGCCTGATCAGGCAGCCCCAATGCAGCAGGAGCCGGAAGAAATTCCGATGGAAGTGCAGATCATGCAGGCTCTCGCTGAGATCATGGACAAGAAGGCAGCGGCACACCAGAAGCACGCCGCGGCACAGAAGCTGGAAACCGAGG